AAACCTTTATCGCTGAAGACATAAAATTCTTCAACTTTCTTTATTACATCAATCTTGGTTTTAGCGTCTTTCTCTTTCTCGACATTTCTAACCTTCTTGATTTTCAAGGGGTCGACAACTCTTATGTCAACCATACCTTGTTGTGGTCTTTTACTGTCAACGACTTTATGGAAATAAATCCTGCCGTCAACATACCACTTTCGGAATAGTTCATGCGAATTTTGATGGAATTTCATTAAGGAGAGGATCCCCTTAAACTCGTCATGCATCTTAGTTTTGATGCCATCTGACAATTCTACATCTCTTAAGTCTAATGAAACTATTCTATCTTGGGTATCTGAAACTATACATTCATTTACTATATCTTCGATAGCAATATCACATTCTGGAACCAGAGATGTTTCACGGTATCTTCGGATGAGTGCGACCTCATTCTTGATACCGCCTTCCATATCTATGTAGGAACCATATGCTCCTCCTGATATGAAACCACCTGGCGATTGTTGGATAATGGGTGTTCCATCGTCCTCGACAGGTGCAACGAAAGAAGCCACTGACTTCTTTGTCACATCTTTTACTCTTAACTCGTCTTTTTTACGAGATATTTCAAACCCAAAAATTTCCATAATAATATTTATAACACCCTAAATGGGGTGTTATTCACGAAATTAAAGGACTCTTTCCCAATGAGAATACTGGAATTCAACATCAAATGTCTCCAATGCATCGACTGTCTCATAAGATAAGTCAATAGCCCCTATTGAGGTTGGAAACATGTTAAAGAATTCGTATCTCGCAAGAACTGAGTCGTCTTTATTTAATTGTTCAACAAATGCTCTGTCTACTAAGTAGTCTAATGAAGTCATACCTTCACCACTGTCTAGTTCTTGGATGTCTGTTTGCCATCCCTCTAGAGAAGTTCTTGATGAAAATTCTATATCATTAATTATTGTCACAGTCCAAGGTTCGAATGTTCTGTCTCCTGCGAGTTTCAGAATGTGTCCTCTAAACTGTTGTTCAACTACACCTAGCGTAGCAGCGGGTATATTTGCTGACTGACATAAGAATTCAATCTTATTACCAGTTCTAGGTATAAAGACTCGGAATCTATTAGCCCTTGGGCCTCCGCCGAGTAATTGTGCTTTAAATTGGTCTATACTTGCCATTTACTTATACTCCTTAAACTGCGCCGTAAATTTCTTCGAACTGAACGCCACTCTTAGCAGCGACAAAGTTCAATGTTATGTAGTTAATTGATTTAGTTGGTTTCAAGAATATTGAACAAACGAATTCGTTTCTATCTTGAACAGCATCTGTATTGTTTGTTTCGTCACAAACTACAGAAAAGTCTACTAAACCTCTCCTGTTTTTTACATCTCTTAAGAAAGGTTCTACAGCAGCCCTAAATGATGCCCTTGTAAATGAATCGTTGAATTCAAATAATTGAGCCTTAGCAGCAGTTGATATTGCCTTTTCTAAAGTGATGAATAGTCTTCTTACATTGATTCTATCAAATGCAGAAGGTGAACTTAATGCGGTCTTATCTCCAAATAGAACTGTTCCCTGTCCTGGGAAGGTTACTATTGGATTAATTCTTGCACGATACAAGTCATCTCTAGATGATTGTTTTGGATTAAGCGCAAGTTTGGTAATACCCATGTATTGTCCTCTTGAGAACCCAGCAGGTGAATACCATGGGTCTTGCAGTAAGTCTGCCCTTGCCATGATGCCTGCGGTGTGTCCATTGCCTGGAATCCAACAGTATCTATCGTTGTATCTTTCGTATTGGTATACCCAACTGGAATCTAGAACACAATATGAACTAGAAGTCACTGATGCGAAATCTGCCTTAACATTAGTCACTTGAGTTGACTCAGAAGCGACATTCACTACTGAAGCCCTTCTAGGTGATGCAACTACGATGCAATCTTTTCTCGCCTCAGCGATTATGATAGCAGCATTGACTAAACTGTTATGGTCTGCGACTATATCTTGTGCAGCTTCTGAACCACCCCCACCATCGGTTCCTGTAGAACCCACGATTAGGAATGATATGTCGATTAACTCGCCATCTGCAAAGTGTTTGTCCCATGCATCAGTTTTTTGTCCGACTGTTGGGTTAGCTCTTCCATCAGCACCACCACTCAATGAGTTAGTGATTGGAAGACTTGGTCGTGTGAACGCAGTTCCTACTGCGGTCGCCAATGTTCTATGTTCATTCACAGTTGCGTGTGTGCCTGTGGCGCCGGTCTTGTGACCTGACCAATAAACATATGATGAATCTCTTTCGATTACATCTCTATAATAATTAGAGTTACCAACACTGTCATTAGCGTCAGTAGCGCATGAAACAAAACCATGAGACTCTAATACAGTCCCTTTAGTTCCTGTTATAGCACCATCTTCGTCTGATACGACAACATGTATTTCATCATTCGATGCACCAATCAGAGCAGCGTGAGCTGATGTTTCAGGTTTCTTATCGAATAATGCATAATGTTCCCAATATCTATCTACTGCTTCGTTATCTACGAGAGCAGCGACTAGACCTGTGCCAGCAGGTTGGTTTAAAGCTTCAATTGTTAAGGTATGAGTCGCAATCGCAGTAATCTTATAATGATTATCATGATTTGCGAATTTAAGAATATCTCCAACGATGAACAGAGCGCCATTGTCAACAACAACTGCTGTTGATCCAATTGCGTAACCTGACCCATTGTTTATTAGAGATGCACTATTATTGAAGTAAGCGTCACTAGAAGCACACACTGAAACTTTAAGTGAATTACCTAAAGCACCAGCGAATCTACTAGTCCATTGTCCTACTGTACCTGCACTACCACCACTTTTGAAAGTATTTGTGTAATCATCAGAGTGTTTTAATAATGTTGCGCCGTTTCCACTAGCGTTTGCTGAGAATAATCCAGTATTAGATATTCTTACAACACTTAGTGAAGAACCATATTTCAAAAATGATTCTGCTGAATAGAAGTCTTCAGCTCCAGCGTCTGTATTAGCCGGTTGGAAGAATTCATCAACTAACTGTTGTCCGTCTGAAACTGTTTTTACTTCATCAACAGGACCCCATTGGAATATTCCAGCGAAAGCGCCTCTTGTTGAGGAAACTGCTGGGACAACATTCGATAGGTCAATCTCTTTGACCTGAACGCCTGGTGAAACTTGAAATGCCATACTTTTCTCCTGTTAATGTATTTTTACATTGTAAAAGTTGTTTACACTTTTATTTATATATTTATATCATCTAAGAACTACTTTAATCCATCCGCAGACCATAATTGACCTGTATCATCTACAAATGTATCCGTGTTCTGTTCTCCAAATACTCCTGCTGGTAACATATCGTCTTCTATCATCTTCTGTTGTTCAGAATACAATAAGTCTTTTACAGCAGTATCCGTTAAGTGTGTGAAAAATTCGGTGGTTACAAACCATGCGAATAAAACACAATTCATGACCATATCGTCATGATATCCTCTGTCGGCCTCGAATGATGACCCCTTATGAACGAATGTCATTAGTTCAGTTATTGTGGGCCTATCTACTACAACGAGTCTATTTTCTTCGAGAAGTTCTTTTAAAGTAGAACAACCAACTCTTTTAATTTTTCTAGACATTGTAATACCAATATCTTCTGCTTTCGTTAAACCTTGAACGAATACATTTGGATATTCAATATCATAATGCAACTGAGTAGCGACCATCGAACCCTCTGCGTTATTCTCTATGATAACTAGGGATTCATTATATCTACTACAATACTTATTTATTAAATCCGGAAAGAGTAAAGGGCTGACCATGTTGTCTCTATAGGTGCAAACCTGTCTAAATGGTCTCTTACTCACATCAAATATACTAAAGGTAGAGTAGTCGAATCCTCTTCCTTGCGATACATCGACTGTTGTTATGTAGTCGTGTCCCTCTTGTGGTCTCTCATATACAGTTAAACCATCTTTCTGCCATTCTCCGTCTAATGCTCTCATACCTAATAAGGTGTCTGCATTGATGAGTGTATTACCTGTTCCTAAGAAACTATTACCATACTCTTGTTCGAATTGCGCCTCTGATGTGTTTGCAATGGTTTGTTTCTTCCATGCCTCATCTCTTCCTGGCACATCATACCAACTAATTAAGAAATCTTCATATTCTGAATTACCATGAACGGCACTTTCATATATTTTATGGAACATATTACCCACACCATTTGCAGTAGATGTGATAATAACCTTTGAATCTTTACCAGATGTTACCACTGGATATGTTGCAGTATAGAATGTTTCTGCATCTTCTACGAAAGCAAACTCATCCAGATACAACATGTTAATTGACATACCACGAATCGAACTTGAAGATGTTGCAGCTGCCACTAGTTTACTATCATTACCAAACTCTATATTACCTTTGTTTAGTATCTTTACGCCTGGTTGTAAGAAGAATGGCACGGTTTCCAACATGGTTACTATTCTTGCTACCATCTCTCTAGCAATCGCCCCTTTGTTCGCCAGAATCGCCACAGTGACTTCTGGTGTGAATAGAAGATACCATAGTAGATATGCACAAGATGTTATTGATTTACCTGACTGTCTTGCAGCCAAAACAACACTAAATCTATGTTCATTAAAGTGATTGATTAACTGTTCTTGATAACCACGCAGATTAAAGGGCACAAGTCCCTCATCTAGTGATATGATTTGAGTGTATTTTTCTATGAAATGACAAGGGTCTGATGAACATAATTGATATTCCGCTATCTCTTTCTTCGAGTATTTCGTTTCAACACCCGCTCTTTTGATTAGGTTATTGCCTAAATATCCTTCGTTTTTAGCTTGAACCATTACTTCTTATCATTCTTTTTTAGAAACTTCTGCAACTCAGATGTTGAACCAACATACAAATGATTATGTTGTGTCCCAACTTTAGCATCTTCGCCCTCTAACTTCTTCAATTTTTGTTGAAGGTCTATTAACTTTTCTGCTGTCTCTCCAACAGTTTT